TTTTATGGAGTGTATAACGGCGCTTTCGTGAAACGCTTGAGTGCAGAAGCAACAAAAAACCCGCGATGCCGTTGCAGCATGCGGGTCAATGTTGGTGCTAGTGGGTGGTGCCTCCGGCCGGAATCGATGGAGTATAAAAATCATGGAGTTACACGAGAGGTGCGTAAAAGCGGCGTAACTAGCCTAATTCTGCTGAGCATTAAAAAAGCCCGCTAGAGGCGGGCCTTCTTGTTAAAAATCATCTTACTTAACCAGCCGCAGGGCCTTCATCTGCTCTCGCATCGCCTTGGTTGCTTCCGCCAGCATCGTGTTGCTGGTCATTGACTTGCGCAGTTCCGCCGTCATCTCCGAGTTGCTGCGGAACATCGGCTGGGTCTGATCCTTCTGGTTTCTGATCTGCAAGAGGTTGCTCATCTGGGTTCTCCTCGGGGGTAATCGTAGGTGCTACTGGTGTACAGGTTTCTATAAAGTCGAATACGGCAGGGTTCGACGAATCAGGGCTCATCGTGCCGTCTCGCACGAGATGGCAAAGAATTTTTTCGTTCTGGTCAGGCGCTACAACATTTTTGAACAAGTCACGCGCTTCAGAGCGGTCAATGACAAATCCATGTGTAGGGTACGCGACGATTAGATTATTGAGCGCACTGCTGTTACTCAAGCTCTTTGCCTTGCTGTCCAGGCGCTCGCCGTAACGTCTAGCAATTTCTAATGCTGCACTCATCTCACCAAGCTTCACAGGGTCCACCTGTGCGAACAATGGCTGGTACAAACCAATAACAAGGTTGCTAGCGATTTCTGAAGCTATCTTGGTGCTAAGGCCACTTCCTGCATTGATGTCTAACAAGTACTCACTGAAAGTGCTCAGTGCTTGTTGCTGAAGGTGCGTCATACCGCGCAAAATGTCTAAGCCAGAGCTCTGTTGGAAAAGCTCTCCTTCCTTGCGCAACTGGATATCCAGAGGGCCAAGCTCCGCTTGGTTCGCCATCACAAGACGCGTCGCTCCTATACATATGAGCGTACCCGCACTCTTGCAATATCTAGGAATTACAATCGAAAAATTTTCGGGCTCGTAGTGATGAATTGCAGCTCGCGCAATGCGGTAGCCAGCATTTGGATCCCCACCAACTGTGCTTAGAACAAGCAGCAGCCTTTTGCCAGTCTTCTTGGACAACGTTTGACAAAAGCGTTCATAACCCGCTCGTGTGATTTGTCCAGCATAAAAAATCACATCTGTTTCTTGGTCCGCGTAATGCTTTGCACACGCCTCAATCGCGTTAGGTTGTGTCGACAATTTTTGCTCCGGTCTCAACATATTTGTTATCTAATAAGCATCGATATGCTAGAGCAAAATTTACAACAAAAGCTATCGAAATGTAACTGCATCGGACATTCCGACCACATGTATGTTGTTTCTGTAGGGAAACTTGGAGCGCGTTAGGCTGGTATTATGGCGTGCAAATTCCTGAAAGGGAAGTTATCAAATGTTACTGTTGTAATACAGTTGAGGCACACTACGCCTTTAACTCTGATCATACAACAACTCAATTTTTATCCTGATAACGCGCTGTCCAGTTGACGATCTCCTTCGCACGGTAGAGTGCCTGCCCTCTTGCTGAACGGGTCGACGGTAGCCGAATCGCCTTGGGGAAGTCGGGCAAGCAGGCCATGCGCTCGCGCACGACTGACTCGCTCCGCTTAAGGTACGTCGCGATGGTGGCGATATCCCACAAGTCGATTTCGATTGGCAGCGCGGGCTTGAGCTGCTTTGCCAGCTCGGTCGCCAGCCGTGCGATCAGGTCGTTGTCGTGATACATAGGCGAGCCTCCTGCATTGATAGCGGTATTCATGCGTCCTCTCCTTGGCCGCCGTTGAGCTGGGTAGCGCGTAGGGTGGCGTTTTCCTCCTGCAGGCGCACCAGTTCAGCGTGTGCCGGAATGCGATCGACTGGCAAGTCTTCCCGTTCACGCAACAGTGCGTTGCGTTTCACCATGTCGGCGTGCGCAGCCTTCCAATCGGTTAGCGTTGTTACTGGCTGGGTAGCGACAGGGCAGTTCTCCGTATGCCATACCTGGTTGCAGTGGGGGCATGGCGGTAGTGCGCCGTTCACACTGGCGGTCAGGCTATCGAAGTGCCGCAACAGCGCGCCGCGATAATGTGCCATCGACTGGTAGGAGCTGGCAAAAGCATCGTCCGCCACCAGGCTGCGTAGAGCCTGCAGTGTCAAGTTGGTCATGCTGGTGTCCTTTCGGTGTTCAAATGTTTGATCTGGATCTCGCTGCTGTCTAAGCCATCACGTTTGCCGGCCAGGTAGACAGTCATCGAGATCCGGCCGCCGTCGCGATTCGCAGTCAAGCACGTGATGAATTGGTTCAAGCCTTCATGTACAACGGGCCGGCAGCAGTGCATGGATTTGAGCAGGAGCATGTGATGCCTGTACCGCTCTGGATCGTTCGGCTGGTCTTGTTCGCCTGGTACCGGGCCGGTCATGCCGCCTCCTTGATCTGGGCAACCGCGGTGCGCACGCACGTGGCACAGGCGCCGTACTGCGTCAGCTGCTTGGCCGTGACGACCTTGCCACATGCGCACCGGCGACGGCGAAGCGAGACGGGCGGTGTTGCTGCCGTGCGCTCGCGATACAGGTCGGAGCTGATTCGGCTCGGGGTTCCCCAGCTACTCATGCTGCTTTTCCTTCATTCGATTCAATGTCCGTGACAGCGAAGAACGCTTCTACCTCGGCCACGGCCCGATTGAAACGCTGCAGCGGCAAGCGATGCAGCGCCGCGTCGACATTGGCGGCCACCTGGCGCAGGCCTGCGGCCTCCTCGCACTCCACGGTGATCTTCGCGTTTGCCTCGTAGCGATCGCAGATGCGATTCATTAGGACGGTGCCGGGTTCGAGCAGCTGCTGCCGCATGCCTGCGCGGCTCAGCGCGGCCAGCATCTTCGACATCGTGTTGTACGCGTCGACGCTGGGGCGCGCGGCCAGCACCTCGGCCGCCAGGCGGATCTCAGTTGCAAGCCGATCGCGGGTCTCGGTCACCATCGGGACGTTGGCCTTGGCCTGGAACGTGGTGGGGCGGTGAAATCTCGGCATGGCGGCCTCGTCGCTTACGGCTTGCCGATGAGGACGGTGAAGCCGTTCTCGCGGGCTTGGTCGACGTATGCCTGGAAGGCGTCCTCGATCGCGTTGTCGGCGCGGTCCAGTTCGTACCAGAACTTGAGCTTGCCGCCGCCGAGGCGATACTTCAGACGGGCGCGGATCTTGTAGCCGTCGCCGTTCTTGAACAAGCGCAGGCCGATGGTGAACTCGCGCGGGATCTCGATCGATCCGGTGCCGGCGCGTGCGTCAACGGTCTCGCTGTACGCGAACTGGACTTGGCCATTGTCCAGGCGCTTGTGGCTGCTGAAGTTCACTTCGGTTTTGGCCTGGAGCGTCAGGGCCACCTGCAGCAGCGTCTCGCCAGAGGGCTCGACCACGTCGGCGATGTTGTCTTCCAGGAAGATGGCGAAGTCTTCCTGCTCCATCGGCTTCTTGTTGTACTGCAGCCAGTTCGTGAACTCGCGGCTCAGATCGGCCTTGTACACGGCGCGGAAGTCGCGCCAGCCGGCGCAGTCGTCATCCTTGTCGTGCTCGTTCAGGACAGCCGTCAGCGTTCGTGCATCGGGGTCCGCGTAGATGTAGGTGTCGTACGACTCGCCCTGGTCGGCGACGTAGACGTTGAAGCTCGACAGGTCACCCAGCTGCACGGTGCCGGTCTTGCGCTTGGGATATTCGCCGGCCTTTTCCAGCGCGGCGGTCAGGTCGATGTGCTTGAAGCCTTCCGGGATCACCAAGTGCGTGGTGCCGTTGACCTCTTGGATCGCGCTGGCTGCCAGCGACAGGGCGCCGATCTTCGCGATCGTGCTGGCGTCGAAGTGGGTTTGCTCGATGGTGCTGGCGATGGTGGCGCCGGCGATGCCGGTCGTATTGTTCTGGTCGTCGTTCACGTTCAGGCTTCCTTGAAGGTCTGTGGTTGGGATGGGGTGGCCTCGCGCAGTTCGAGCGAGTGCTGACGCGGGTGATTGCGCGACAGGTTGTTGTCGTCGGTGAGCCAGTAGAAGTCCTCGCCGCGCTCGGGCTTCGGCAGCTTCACCGCGACGGTGTCGGTGATCGTGACCTTGTCCACATCGGAACCGCGGCCGGCGGGCTTCACCTTGAGCTTCAAGGTGATCTCTCCGGCCTTGCCGGTTTCCTTGACGGCGGCAAGCACCTCGGCCAGCGTGGTGGACAGCTCGGCGTGTGCGCGGCCGTCGCGCAGGTCCTGGAGGAAGATGGCGAATGCCTTGGTGCTCATGCCGCCTCCGCGTGCTGCAGGTCGTTGACAGGGACGCGCCAGGGCGCGCCGTCGAGAGTGCCGGTGACGCGCACGAAGGCGATGCGAGCGCCGTTACCGATGTCCGTGAGGATCTCGGCGACGGTGCCTTGCTGCGGGCCGGCTTCGCTGTCGAACTTGACAGGCGAGCCGGGGCCAATGGTCTTGCGGTTCATGGTGGTCCTTTCAGGTGGTGGTGTTATACGAAGCCGCATTCGCGAGCAGCGTGTGCAGGTCGTCGCTGTGGGCGACCTCGTTTGGTACTTGGAACTTCATCGTGTAGGTGCGATGCGTCTCGCCTGGAAACGGCCATCCCTGCGGCTGCGCATTCGCAATGAGCCAGGCCACGATGAATTTGTCCGCCGGCTTGCGCGGGCCGCTGCTGCGCGCAAGCGCTCTCGGCGTGACCTTCTCCTTGCCCTCGGCCTTGGCTTGCTCCAGGCCCTGCTGGATGACCGCGCCGGCCCTTGAGCCGTGCCGCTTGACCATCTTGAGCGCGGCGGTACCCGAGATCTCCCCAGCGTTCACCGCCTGGTGCACGTCGCTGTTTGCCTCGGCCAGCTGGATCATGTCCTTGACGTGCTGTACGGACTTGCCTCGGCGGTTCGCGATCTGCGGCTCGGTCCAGCCGAAGCCAATTAGCTTGCGGTACTGGACGCCGAGCTGCAGCGGCGTGAGCGCCAAGCCCGATGCACTGTTCAGCATGTGCGCCACGCGGTCGGCGTCGTTGCCACGGAAGTGGCGGCAGTCCAGCGCTTTGATCTCGAAGCCCTCGGCGATCGCCTTGAGCGCCGCAGCGTGGCGGTGGTGGCCATCAACGATCAGGATGTGGCCGTCGTCAACGCGCACCTCGAGCGGCGGGAAGGTGGCGCCGTTGCGCATTGCCAGCGACATCTCGGCCACGTGGTCCGGGTTCAGGGGGCGGGCGTTAAAGCCTTCCTCGATCTCCAGGAGGTGCGGGGCGACGGCGAACGAGGTTACCTTCGACACGTCGTCGCCGTGAATCTTCTTCTCGGCGGCGACCTTGAGGGAAACGAAATCAGGTTTAGTCATTTGTTGTCATCGGCGGCCATGCTGCGCCGCCTGTCCGTTATGAGTGGATTACGCGCGGTAGTTCGATGGCGGGGCGTCACGCATCACGCCGCCGGTGTCACTCGACGGCATGCTCGGACCTTCGCAAATCATCGCCAGCCGCTGGTGATCGATGTACACCGAGTCGGGGAACTTGCCCTCGGTTGCTTGTGGTTGCACGCCGAACTGGACGCAGCCGTTGATGTACTCCACCTTCGAGGTCGCGATGCCTTCGAATCCGGTCACCACGTCACGCACTTTCTGTCCCAACTTGACCATCAAGGTCTCCTTAAAAATCACTTCGATCATTGGCCTGCAGCTTCTTCACATCGATCCGCGCTCGGCGCTGCATGTGCCGGCGGGCGACGGCCTCCAAGATGATCTTGAGGGCCGGGTGTTCGAGCATTTCGTCCAGTCGCGCGTCCGTGCGGAGCGTGCGATGCGCAACTTCAAGGGCGGCGCGGTCTGGAGAGATGCGGTGCATGGTCAGCTCCTGGACCAGCGGTGCCGGCGCGCTAAGCTCACGGCCTGGAGGCGTGGCTTGCCGATGAATCGGTAGTAGCGGTAGAGGGCAATGAAGCTCATGTCACGCGGCTCTGAGGATCGTCAGTTGCGGCATTGGCTCGTTGCGCTGCGGCGAAGGCCCGTCGTCGCCGAACAGGCCCCAGAGCATGGCGTCCAGCTCGTGATCGCCGAGCGACTCCATGCAGCCGGAGAGCCGCGCAACGAAGACAGCGAGGCGAAGATCGGTACTGGCTGGCGCATCCTTGCTCGCCTGCTTGGCGCAGCCAATGACCGCGTCGCGGAGGGACTGGATCGAGATCATTGGTCGACCTTGCGCTGCGCGTTCTGCCAGATGGCACGGCCTTCGTTGACGCCGGCATGAAAGGCGTCGAACTCGGCCGAGCCTGGCTGGTAGTTGCAGATCAGCGTTGACAGGCTTGCCCGGCTGATGAGCAGTGCGCGAACACCCTGCTTGTATGCGTCGCTGCGGCAATCCCGTTGGCGGTCGAAAGCTGCGCGAACTAGTCGATCGACGATTTCATTGGCGCCGTTTGAAAGTGGAGTAGACGCGGCAGCCATCAGAACACCTCGCCCTTGACGGTGATGCCGCAAGGGACGTTTGCAAACTCAGTTGCAGCGCGCTCGGCCGCCTCGGCGGCCGATGCGGCTGGGATGATGCAGGGGTGGTCTGCGTGAGTAGTGCGGACGACGACTCGGTAGATTTTCATGTGCGCTCCCTATGCAAGAGAACGCATTATTACATACGTATTTGATTAGCTCAATACATTAGTAATAAAAATAGTCGTGAAAAAGGCTGCGTGATTGCAGCCTTAGTTTGAGCGGGTCAGGTGAGTGACTTATCTCGTTTGACCTTTTCTTCTGCGCATACATCGTTGACCAGCGCGCGGATATGCTGCTTTCTGGGCAGCTGCCGAGCGAACACAACGCCTTGCCGATCTCGCATCTCCAAATACCGTACTTTGCAGTTGACTACAGCAAGATGCCCTGTTCGTTCTGCACCCTTTGGGCCACCCGTGAACAGTGGGAACGAACGCAGGTCAACGTTCTCGCGCAGTTCGGAAGGAAGGTAGCAGAAATGCTTACGCGTATTGGCTTCTTCCCGACACTCTAGCTTGGCTGCTAGCGTGGGAAATGCAGCAACGGCAGCAGTGAAACATAGGCATAGTCGAAATATTTTCATCATATTTGATCTGTCTCCCGGCGAACTACTTTCCCGACAACAATACATTCTCTACCACGGCACAGGCGGCGGGTGTACTTCGGTAGCGGATTGTCGGAGCTAAGATACCACTGACCAGCCTCACGAATCAGGCGCTTGATGACGGGCTCCCCCTCGTAATTCACCGCATACACCTCTCCATTCACCAAAGTGGTGTCTGCCGTATTTACTATCACAAGGTCCCCAGCAACCAGGTTGGGCTCCATGCTTTCGCCTTTAATCTCGATAGCCAATAGGTGCTTCGGATTAAGGTTCCTTTTTTTAAGCCAACGCGTTGGGACTTCCCATAGCCCACCATCTTGATCGTCCAACTCGACTTGAAAACCGGTAACGCCAGCAGACAGCTTGATGTTTGCAACCTTGAGGATTTTTGTGCGAGACGGATGATCTGAGCCGTGGTCTGCAACTAGGAGTGACCCAGGCAGCAAAGTGACTGGATCCGAGGCGGGAGCTACGTCAACCTCTCCGGCACTAAAAGGGGTGCCCCTGCCGTCGCCAAGCCAATCAGCCGATACTCCTAGTGCAGTGGCTATTTTGGTAAGGCTTCGCGACGTCTTTGTCCGCCCTGACTCAAGGTGCGCAATGCTGCCCTGCGTTACACCTGCCTTCGTGGCAAGGTCTTGTTGAGTGAAGTCGGCCCCGTCGCGGGCTGCTTTCTGGGTGCGCGCCCAAATCAAGCGCTCTTGCAAAGTTTTCATATCACGATTGTAATGAGAAACATCATTACAAAGGTATTGAGGATCTTCAATACGTATGTAATAATGACGGCATGGACATCCAAAAAATCACCGCCGATCTAATCGCCACTGGACTGACGCAAGAGGCGCTCGCTGCGCTGGTCAATTGCAGTCAGCCGACCATAAGCGCCTTTTTAAAGGGGAGTCGAGGTTCGCGTCCTTCGCTTCTGATCGGAAATCGCTTGCTTGAACTTCATAACGAGCGAGTGGTTGCGGTGGGAAGTGTTGAGCGCGCCCGCCGTAAGGATGACAAGGGCTCTGCGGCCAGCACGTCGCAGGGGTAACACCACCAGCACTGACGAGCTTGTTCTGTCGCTCAAGTTGGCACGGGGCTGTTTTCGCTTACCTAAAAGATTGCTCATGGGAAATTTTGTATTGGTAATGATGGATGAATCCTACCGATATTGTTGAGTTTGAAATACCCAAGCGATGGAAGGAATTAGTGTGGAACTCTTAACGTCTTACCAAGAAATGATTAAGGTGCACGGCTGGACCGGCACCGCTGCAACGCTTGGGATGACCAAGTCGCAGTTGCATGCGCGCGTCTACGAGGTTAAGGGTTCGGGCATGCGTGTGGAGACGGCGCTACTGATCCAGATGTATGCGGGAACGACGCACTTCGCTCAAGCAGTTGCCGCAGCATCAGGTGGCGTATTTTTCGAGCTCCCGCAAGCCGGTGGTCTCGGCGGCATCGGACTGCACGATAAGTTCCATGAGCTGTACGCCGAGCTCGGCCGCCTGTCCGCTACCTACACCGACGCCACCAAGGACGGCGAGATCGACCGTCGCGAGCGCGCCGACCTGGAGTCCATCGCGCAGGAAATGCACAAGACCATGCGAGAACTGATGGCCTTGATGTTCCAGATTTACTGCCGTCCGACTGCGGTTGCCGGCATGCAAAGCACCACCGATGAATCCTAAAAATCAACAACACATTCCCGACCTGTGGCAACAGCGCGTAGCGGCGCACGCTTCCACCGAGCGCAGCATGGCCGAGAAGGCTCGCATCTTGACCCGCCTTCAAATCGGCCTGGCGCAAGTGCGCGCAGCACAGGGGGTGAAAAATGCTGACGCGTGACCAGGTCATCGAACAGATGGCAGCAGCGGGACTGCCCGCGCTGCCGCAAGGGCATCCAGTCCTCGACGGCAAGGCACACCGCTTCGGACCGAAGAGCAAGGCATGGTACCTGCTGCGCGAATTGAAGCTGAACTCCGGGCGCGAAGTCGTGACCGGCGCTTTCGGCATCTGGCAGGGCCAGAACCCGAACTCGATTCCGGTCAAGATGGAATGGGCCGGTGTCTCGCCCGAAGAGCGTGCCGATGCCGAGCGTAAGCAGGCCGCGTACGACCGCGCCCAAGCCGAACGCAAGCAGCGCAAGGCCGAGCTGGCCGCCAATCGCGCACGCGCGGATTGGACCGCCGCCGCCGACAGCGACCAGCCATCGGCCTACCTGGCGCGCAAGCGCGTCGGCAGCGAGAAGACGCGCGTCGACAAGGACGGCGTGCTGCTGGTCCCGGTGTGCAAGTACAGCGCCGGCGGTGCTACTCTGGCCGGCCTGCAGCGGATCCAGCCGGACGGAGACAAGCGCTTCAGCAGCGGGATCGACATGGTCGCCGGGGGCTGCCTGCTCGGCAAGGCGTCGGGCGACACGCCTCTGATTGAGATCGGCGAGGGTTACGCGACGTGCGAGACGGTCCGGATGGCGACTGAGTTCGACACGCCGGTCATGGTCGCCTTCAACGCCGGCAATCTGCTCCCAGTCGCAAAGCAACTGCGTGCCGACTTCCCCGACGCCCATCTGCTGTTCCTGGCCGACGACGACATGCGTGTGGTTGCCCGCCTGCGCGAGTTCCTGGAGAAGGAATTCGACGCCAAGTGGGAGCCAGTAATCGACGGCGCTGACCACCAGCTGCTGACCGCATCTGGCGACGCCATGCAGGTACGCGCGACGTGGCGCGATGACGCGACCGGCACGCCCTACATCGAAGCCGATATTCGTGCAGGCCGCCGCGTCCAGCTGACCAAGTTCGAAAACGCCGGCGTCTCGCGCTCACGTGCAGCTGCGCGCGCGGTCGGTAACGCTTCGGTCGTGGCCCCAGTATTCGCCGCGCGTGCCGACGACAGCAAGGCCAGTGACTTCAACGACCTGTACCTGGCTGAATCGCTCGACGTGGTGCGCGAACAGATACAGGCGGCGCGCTCCCGCGCCCTCACGGTGGCCGAGCCTGATGCCCCGGCCGCTGCTGACGACGATCTGCCGGCCTACCTGGACGATGTGCCGTTGCCTGAGGCGCCTCCAGCGAGTGAGCCGCAAGACATCCAGGGCGACATGCGCGCGCCAACGCTGGAGGTGCTGCTCGCGCACTTCCAGCTGATCTACCCGACCACCGACGTGTGGGACAGCCGCCGCAAGCAACGCCTGAAGAAATCCGCATTCACCGCGTGGGTCGGCAAGGATCTGGCCAGCAACTGGGAGAAAGATCCGGGCCGGCGCGCCATCAATCGCGACACCCTGCCGACCCTCATCGGCGGCAAGGCGGTCGAGGGCAATGGCAGCGGCGGCAAGCTGGGCGAGATGCTCGACAACCTGACGCTGCTGCGTGGCACCGAAACCGTATGGGACGGCATTGGCCAGCAGGTCATGTCGCTGGGCGCCGTACGCGCCGACTACACGGCCGAGCTGACCAGTAAGTGGCAAGAACACGCGCTGCGCAAGACCATCGAGGCGCGCAACCTGGTGTTCGATCCGACCCAGCAGGCCGACCTGGTCAGCTGCGTGAACATCTTCCTGGGGTGGCCGCTCAAGCCCGTACCAAACGAAGAACTGGTCAAGCCGATCCTCGCGCTCCTGGCCTCGCTGTGCGACGCCGAAGACCGGGCCGAGGAACACATGGAGTGGATCCTGCGCTGGCTGGCCTACCCGCTGCAGCACCCGGGCGCCAAGATGCAGACCGCGCTGCTGATGTTTGGCGAGAAGCAGGGCACCGGCAAGTCGCTGTTCTTCGAGGGCGTGATGCTGCCGATGTTCGGCGACTACGGCACGGTCGCCAGTCAACACCAGTTGGACTCGACCTTCACGTCCTGGCGCAGCAGGAAGCTGTTCGTCCTGTTCGAGGAGGTGCTCTCGCGCGACGACAAGTACAGCCACAACGGCACGCTCAAGTACATGATCACCGGCAAGACGATGAACATCAACGAGAAGAACCTGCCGGCGCGCGACGAGTGCAACCACATGAATTCGGTGTTCCTCTCCAACGAGCCGCAGCCGATCCCGATCGAGCTCGAAGACCGGCGCTTCATGGTGATCGAGGCGCGGCGCAAGCAGGACCCGGCCTTCTACAACCAGGTCAAGGATGCGATCGCGGCCGGCGCCATCGAGGCGTTCTACCACTTCCTGCTCAACCTGCCGCTGGACGACTTCAACGAGCACACCAAGCCGCCCATGACGCTGGCGAAAGAGCGCGTGATCGAGTTCGGCCTGGCCGGCTGGATGTCCTTCCACCGGGCCTGGAAGGATGGCTTCCTGGACGCGCCGTACTGCTCTTGCCTGTCGGAAGATCTGTACATCATCTACAAGCGCTGGTGCGACAAGGCCGGCGAGAAACCGCTCACGCTATGCAAGTTCGCCGGCTTGATCGGTGGGCGCGAGCACAAGGCCAAGAAGAGCGTCGCTGTCGACAGCAAGCACAAGAAGACGCGCATGACGTTCGTGGTTGAGAACCCCGATTTCCCGGACCCATTGGATGAGCAGATCGCCAAGTTCCGGGAGCTGGGCAAGGTCCGTGCGGACCGCGCATTGCAGGGTTACGCAGAGTAGTTATCAAACCCTGCAAGCCGGAAACCCGCATGGATGCTGGGTTCTAGCAGGGTACGCAGGGTTGGCCGGGTTTTGCGCATGTAGGCGCGAACGTATGCAGTAGGGCCGATGTGTTTTTTTTTGACAGCCACATCATAAACGACCCTGCATGTGTGCATACCCTGCCAATAAGCAGTATCCATGCGGGTTTCAGACTTGCAGGGTTTTAAAAATAGGCTGCAAAGCCGGAAATTCAGAGGGTGACACGATGCGCATGAACTTGAGAACGGATTTTCCAGCAGCTGCGGAGCGAATCGTCGAGCTGGGCCGTCGCGGCCCGATCGTCGCCGCCATCGCGTTGACGCGCACCGCCAAGGATGTCCAGGGCGCGATCAAGCAAGAGATGGGGTCTGTGTTCGATCGCCCGACGACGTACGCCCTCAACGGCACCTTCCTGAAGTCTGCGACCAAAGACAGCCTGGCGGCGCGCGTATGGGTCAAGGACAACCCGTTCGGCAAAGGCACGCAGGCCGATCGCTTCCTCGGTCCGCAAATCTTCGGTGGCCAACGCGGCCACAAAGGCATGGAGCGGATGCTGCAGGCCAACGGCAAGATGCCGCAAGGCTGGTACGCGGTGCCGGGTGAGGGTGCCGACATCGACGCCAACGGCAACATGCGCCGCGGCCAGATCCGCCAGATGCTGTCGCAGCTGAAGTTGCAGCAGGGCGGCGGCTACGAGTCGCGCGCCACCGGCAGCCAGCGCTCGAACCGCACCATCGCGCGCCAGGGCGTCACGTACTTCGCGCTGCCGAACGGGAACAAGGGGCTGCTGCCTGGCGTGTACGCCAAGCGCCGCTTCGCCCTGGGCACAGCGATCAAGCCGGTGCTGATCTTCGTCCAGGCGGTCGAGTACAAGAAGCGCCTGAACTTCCATGAGGTCGGCCAGGCCACGGTCGAGGCGCGCTTCCCGGTCCACTTCGAGGCCGAGTTCAACCGGCCGCGGGGCGGGTAGAGGTGCCTCGGGCCGGGTTCGGAAAAAGTTTCTCAAAAAAAACTTCCATACCCCCCCTTATAGGTTCTTCCCGAGAGGGGCTAACCAAGGGTAATTCAGGCCTCGTCAACGCACTAGCAGATCCCAAAAACATTTCCTGACAACTGACCTGACAACGAATCGATATGACGCAAAACCTGACAACCATCGCCGAGTGGGCCAAGCTGGTGGGCATCTCGCGCCAGTCCGCGTACGACGCGGTGACCAGGTGCGGGATCCCGGTGACCGACGGGAAGCTCGACCCGGACTACGCGACGCACCTGTACCAGAAGCACACCCGCCCGCGCGCCAACGCCCAGCGACCTGCCTCTCTGGCAAATGAGGCGCAGCCGACCACCCCGGCGGGTACGGGAGGTGCGGAGTCCGAGGTCAAGCCGGCAAAGGTCCCGGGCTACGATACGAGCCGTGCACGCCGGGAGGCAGCGGAGGCTGCTGCTGCCGAGATCAAGCTGGCCGAGATGTCCGGCCAGTTCCTGCTCAAGAGCGGCGTCGACGCGGCGGTGTTCGAAGCAGCGCGTGCACTGCGTGACGGGCTGATGAACTGCGCGCGCCGGATCGCCGCCGACGTGGCGCCGTTGCGTACCGCCGAGGAGTGCGAGGACGTGATCGATCGCGAGCACCGCGCGCTGCTGGAAAGCCTGGCCCATGCGTTCGGTGAGCGCCTGGATGTGCAGCTCGAGGAGCACGCCGGATGATTGGCCTGATGCCAGCGGTTGCGATCGTGCGTCCGGCGATCGCGCGCGCCCTGCAGCCTGACCCGAACATGACGGTCGACGCGTGGGCTGACCAGCACATGGTCATCCCGAAAGAGTCGGGCGCCAATGAGTCGGGCAAGTACCGTACCGACCGCACGCCGCACGCACGCGAAGTGATGCGCGCCCTGTCCGATAATCACCCCTGCAAGATCGTCGCGCTGATGGGAGCGTCGCAGATGCTCAAGACGCAGGTCGGGCTGAACTGGTTCTGCTGCTCGGTCCACCAGTCGCCGGCGAACTTCTTGTGGATCCTCCCGACCGGCAAGCTGGCGAAGCGCACCAGTGCCCGGGTCAGCAAGACCATCGGCGCGGTGCTGCCGGTGCGCGAGCGCGTGGCCGCTCCGCGCTCGCGCGACTCGGTCAACACGCTCGACACCAAGGAATACATCGGCGGCTCGCTGCACATCGTCACTGCCGGCGCGGCCGCCAACCTGTCCGAGATCCCGGCGCGCCGCGTGCTGTTCGATGAGGTCGACCGCGCCGACAACAACGTCAACGGCGAGGGCGATCCGGTAGCCCTGGCCAAGGCGCGCCAGACCACGTTCGAGCGTAACCGCAAGAGCTACTTTCCAAGCTCGCCGACCGTCACGGGTCGCTCGATCATCGAAGGGCTGTTCAGGCAAGGGACGCGACGCGAGGCCTTGGCCGACTGCGTGCACTGCGGTCATGAGCAGCCGCTGGTGTTCGAGCGCCTGCAGGAGGACGATGCCGGCAACGCCATTTACCCGTGCTGCGACTGCGGCGCGTTCATGCGCGAAACCGACAAGGGGCGGATGTTCGCGCGTGGCGCCTGGTCGACCGGTGTGCCTGGTGATGGTGAGACCGAGAGCTTCGTCATCAGCGGCATGTTCGCGCCGTACGGCTGGGTGCCGTGGAAGACGCTGCTGCTTGAGTATCGCGCAGCGCGCGCCCGCCTGGACGAGGGAAGCGACGAGCTGATGATCGTGTTCTACAACACGCGCCTGGCGCGCTGTTGGGAGCGCAAGAAGGAACAGACCAAGGCATCGGAACTGAAAGAGCGCGCCGGCGGGTACAAGCTCGGCACGGTGCCGATGGGTGGCCTGGTGCTGACCGGATCGGTCGACACGCAGAACGATCGCCTGGAGTTGAAGGTCGTCGCGTGGGGCGAGGGTATGGAAGACTGGATCGTCGACTTCCAGATTGTGTGGGGATCGCCGAGCGAGCAGGCCACCTGGGACAAGCTGGACGAGCTGCTCAAGGGGCGTTACCGCCATGCCGGCGGGCGCGAGCTGGGCATCGCTGCGGCGTTCATTGACTCGGGTGGCGCCCATACCAACGAGGTGTACAACTTCACCCGTACCCGTCAGCACCGGCACATCTATGCGATCAAGGGCTCGTCGACCGCGGACAAGCCGATCCTCGCCAAGAAGCCGACGCTCGTCGACGTGAACTGGATGGGTAATGTCGTGCCGCACGGCGCCAAGATGTGGCTGATCGGTACCGACACCGCGAAGGATTATCTGGCCAGCCGTTACCACCTGGCCGACGGCCCGGGCGCCACGCACTTCCCTGAAGGCTTGCCGGACGATTACTTCGACCAGCTGACCGCCGAGTACAGCGTCACGGTCTACAAGCGCGGCCGCAAGGTGCGGGTGTGGGAAAAGAAAAAGAACGATCGCAACGAGGCCGGTGACTTGATGGTCTACAACCTGGCCTGCGCGTACTACCTCGGCTTGCACAAGAAGACCCCGAACCAGTGGCAGCTGCTACGCGAAAACGTTGTCCCGGCCGTGCCGGACCTTTTCAGCAATCACGGATCAATCGAACAAGATCAACCTGCGGGCGGCGAGGGCGGCGAGGGCGGCGTCACAGCCGCACTGGCACCAGCAGCATCACCATCAGCGCAAACCAAAGAAGAACCATGGACACCGAGATCAAAGCTGAGCCAGCAATCACAAGCACGCCGTCCCGGCGGCAGGCAGTGGTGACCGCCGCCATCCTGGATGACTCCGACCTGATCGATAAGATCTTCGAGTTCATCGCAATTCAGTTTCCGGAATTAGGAGGCAGAGCCGGGGAGCTGAAGCAGCTGGCGCGAAAGGAGTTCGCCGGTATTGAAACGTACATACCTCGGCGCTCCCAAGCAGAGCGCGATCGGATTGCGCGTGAGGTGATGGCGGCGTTTGATGGCAGCAACGCAACAGCGGTGGGCCGGCGTCTTGGCATCAGCAGGTCGTCGGTGTACCGGATCATCAAGACCGGCAGCCAGAAATAAAATCTCAGTTTTCCGAGAATTGAGACAGCCATATCGATACCGTGATCGAATGGCTATCTCCCAATCAGACCTCGACGCACTCGACCAGGCAATTGCTTCCGGCGCTACGTCGGTAACGTTCGACGGTCGCAGCATCACATACCAGAACACGGCGCAAATGCTGGAGGCGCGCAAGCACGTCGTCCAGGTGCTCAACGGCAGTCTCCAAAACCGCGGCCCCCGCGTATTCGGTTTCCGCTTTACCACGAGCCGGGGCGACTGATGCGCAACTTCATCGACCGCATCGTTGGCTTCGTCAACCCCCACGCCGGCATCGCCCGCCACTTCGCACGCCGCCAGCTGCAGCGTGCATACGAGGCGGCGAGTCCGCGTGACCCTTGGCGCCCGCGCCGTGCAGGCGCCAGTGCCAACGCCGATCACCGTGCCGACGGTGCAACGCTTCGCGCAAAGGCGCGCGCCCTGGTGCAGAACGTGCCCTACATCTGGGCCGGCCTGGATGGACTGGTCGCTGCCACGGTCGGCACAGGTATCACGCCGCGTGCCAGTGGTCGCGAGAAGGACGTCATCAACGGGCTGCTGCCCGCCTGGTTCAAGGTCTGCGATGCGGACGGCCGCTTCGATTTCTTCGGCCTGACGAAAGCTGCCTACCACGCGATGGAACAGGACGGCGAAGTCCTGGTGCGTAAGCGCACGCGCCGTGCAACAGATGCCTTGCGGGTTCCCTTGCAACTGCAGCTGCTGGAGATAGACTGGCTCGACAGCGCCCGTTCGGGCACGCTCGACGGCAACCAGATCGTCAACGGCATCGAGTACGACATGCTTGGCGCCGTGGCGGCCTACTACCTTTGGGACTCGCATCCGGGCGACATCGCCACGGTGCGTGGCCGTGCGCAGAGCCAGCGCGTGCCGGCAGACCAGATCATCCACCTGTTCGGCCCGGCCCGCCCCGGGCAAGGGCGCGGCATCACCCGCCTGGCGCCCGTGATCGCTCGCGTGCGCGACCTGCAGCTGTACGAGGATGCCGAGATGGCGCGCAAGAACCTCGAAGCGCGGCTGTCGGTTCTGGCAAGCGGCGACACTGCAGCGATGGAGAACCCCGCTGCAATGGCGGGCGCTGGCGAAGGCAGGGGCGGTCCTGCTGACCTGGGCGAGCTGGGCGGCGGCACAATCGTCGGCATGCCAGCAGGGATGAACTTCACTGTCATCGAACCGAAGGCATCGCCCGGGTATGTTGAGTACATCAAGTTCCAGCTGCACCTGATCGCAGCCGGCATGGGTGTGCCGTACCACCTGCTGACCGGCGACATGAACGAAGTGAACTACAGTAGCGCGCGCGTGCGCCTGCTGGACTTCCGCCGCTCAGTGACGCAGATGCAGTGGGTGACGCTGATCCCGAAGCTGCTGGTGCCGATCTATGACGCCTTCATCGAGCACGCGTACCTGGCCGGCCTGATCAAGACGCTCGACAAGTCGGTGGACTTCAGCCCGCCGAAGTGGGACTACGTGAATCCGGAACAGGACGTGAAAGCCGACCTGGCCGAGATTGGTGGCGGTCTGTCCAGCTTCAGCGAGAAGTTACGGCAGCGTGGCTATGAACCGGAGGTGGTGTACACCGAACTGGCCAAGGACATTACGCGCCTGCGCGAGCTCGGCATCCTCGACGTGATGCTGTTCATGCAGCGTGGCAACATGCCGACAGGGAGCAACACTGAGGGTTCTGCGCCGAGCAAGGAATCCTGATGTATAAGTTCGACCGTTTGTCTGGAAATCAGTCATTCAGCACACCTGATCATGTGCTGCTCGTATTCCCGAATGGCGATTGGCTGCTCCTGTTCATCGTTGGCTTCGACGGGGTGGTTACTGGGAACCTCACGCAGTACCTGTTCTCGTCCGGTGCGTTTGGCGCGGCCGGCTCGCTCAACGTCGTGTTCTACGCCGATGGCGTATCAGGCACCACGCTGCGCAGCCGGATTGCCGTCTACGCGGATACGCTATCCAATGCCAATGCGCCGGCGCTGCTGAGTACGACGCAGTTCACTGGCGGGCGCCACTTGGTCGCCATCCAGCGCAGCGGCGGCACGCAGTCTCCATCGGCCAGCCTGTACAGCTGCCCGATCCTGGCCACCGCGCCGATCGACGACAGCGCGGTGATCACCGAAGCGACGACGACCAACGCCGCCATCCTGAAAGAGCTGAACGGCAGTGGCTTCATGTTCGGCTCGCGCGTGGACAACACGACCGACCGTAAGAGCGACCAATCGGTGTCGCGCATGCTGCGCGTCAATCGCGCGGTCTTGAAGTTCGATCTCGCCCAGCTCGCGGCCGGCAAGGAAATCTTCGATCTCGGCTACACGCCGCTGCTGTATGTGCGTGCGAGTGGGATCGACGACATTACGGACCGCGGTCCGAACGCCTTCCCGTTCACGCTTGCCGGCACGCCGACCACCAGCGCGGAGCCGACGTTTGCCTACCGGGAGGGCGCCAGCGAACCGCCGGCCGCCGCCGACATAGTCACCGTCAGCAATGCCGAGCCGCTGCAAGTCGTGCCGTCAACCGGCACCGGCACCATGGTGACGTTCACCGGCGCGCTAAGCGGCACGCAGCCGACCTCCGTTGACGTGCGCATGATCGCGCCCGACGGCACCCCTGGGAGCTGGATTGCGCTGCAGTCAGCAAGCATCGGCGCCACTGTGTACAGCGGCTCGCGCGCAGTGCCAGATGGCGGCCCGCACCGGTTCCAAGCTCGCACGAGGAATGGCAGCGCTGTGCTGGCAGAAAGCCAGTATTCCACCGCCAAGCTTCTTGTCGGCGATGCGTGGATCAACTGCGGCTCGTCCAGCTCCGATTACCTGTTCACCGACAAGAGCGGTACCGGCTTTACCGTGGCGCCGGATACCGCGGTCATGAGCGGCACCACGCCGGCCTGGTCGCCGATGAGCAGCATCGGCGCCGCGACGCGAATGGCGGACGAGCTGGCCACTGTGGCCGGCAAGCCGATCTTCTGGCTCGCCTACGGCGTTGCCGGCACCACGCTGCGCACCTGGCTGGACGCAACCAGCACGCAACGCAAGAACCTGGCGCGCGCGATCGCGGCTGTCAAAGGCAAGATTTTCGGCGCGTATATCACCGTGGGGGCGAACGACGCCTACAACGGGTGGATCACCTCGAGCGCGGCGCACGAAGCCGACATGCAGAAGCTGATCGACGACCTGCGCACGGAGACCGGGAACCCGGACCTCAAAATCATCTGGGTCGGCTCGCCGCCGCGGCCGGCGCTTAACCCAGTGCAGGCCGATCGGCTGCGCCAGGCTGAAAGCAGGATCGGAAACTATTCGGGCGTGGTACAGGTGCAGGCGCTGCAGTTCGCGTCGGCGTCGGACAACGTGCACCTGGCGCCGAGCCTCGACGGCTATGCCGCTTGCGGCACGATGGCGATGCACCAGGCCGGCCGCGCCTTCTACCTCGGGGAAGACCCGAAGATGGTGCGCGGTCCGGCGCTGGCGGCGCTTACCTACACCGGCACCAAGGTGCGCTGTGTCGTCACCACGCGAGACGGCACGGGCTTCAACCCGGCCGCGCCGGGCGGCTTCACCGTCCAGAACAAGCAGGCTGACGGCACCTACGTGACGCTGACCGGGATCGCAGCGCAGCGCGTCAATGCTGGCCTGATCGAGATCGAGTGCGGCGTTACGCTCGTCGAGCCGATCGTCAAGTATCTGTCCGGCTCAGCGCCGAGCGTTACCGGTGCTGTTTTCAGCAACGGCACGCTGCCGCTACCGATGACAGTGGAAACGGAAATGGTGGCGACGCAGGCTGCGGCCGCACCAGACACTACCGCGCCGGTGATGAGCGGATCGATCAACATCACCAACGTCACCACGAGCGGCGCGACGCTGTCCTTTCAGGCAGCGACAGACGACGTCGGGGTGGCGGGCTATGAGTACAGCATCAACGGTGGCACGAGCTACGTAAATGCCGGGCTGTCGCGGTCATTCGCTATTTCGGCGCTGATCGCGGCGACGACGTATCCGGTGCGCGTGCGCGCCTACGACGACGCCGGCAACCGCTCGGCGCCGCTGTCGGCAAGCTTCACCACCCTGGCCAACGAGCCGCCGGTGGAGATCGTCATCGACGCCAGCAAGATTCCGGCGAGCCGCAAGGTCGTGTTCCCCGGTGGCACGCGCGTTGTGCCGTTCGGCACTCGGCCGAACTCTGTGGTGCCGGACGCTCCGTATTACCGGGATGGTAAATGGTGGAGCGACAAAGTTCCAGACGATGAGCGTTATTACGTAGCTGACATGAGCATCGACTTCGCCGAGGCGGATACCACCGGCGCAAGGGTTGAGGCAATCGTCAAGGGCGTGGTGGCGCTCGAGCAGCCGGTCATCCAGGGCACGCTTATCCCGGTGAAACTGGGCGGGTTGGACGAACTGCGGGGTGCTCTCAACTTTTGCACGTTCCGTGTCACGCTTGCGAACGGTGAACAGATCGACCGGACGTTATGGTTCAGCCCGGTTGACGTGCGCTGGTCGTTGGAAAAGGACCCTGAGGACAAGCGCTATTACGTTGCGGATGTAGGCAACGACCTGGCAGATAGCCGAACCACGGTCACCGATGTGACTGCTATCGCCATCGGGGTAGTAGAACTCGTCAAGCCGCAGATGCAAGGACGACTTGCGATTATCAAGTTAGGTGGCATGGACATATCGGCTGATCCTCTCAACTACTGCAAGCTGCGGTTTGACTGTGCAAACGGCGAGCGCTTCTACCGAATGATTCATTTCACCCGAGTGGATAACTGATGATCGACGCAACTCAATTGCCGCGTGTGCCAACGAGGGTTGTTCCTGATGAAAGCGAGCCAATCTCGACAACGCCAAGCCAGGCGGTATCGCATGAGCAGGCAAAGAAAATGGAGCTCAAGGCAGGTCGCTACTATGCGGTGAGTGAGGAAAAATAGGTTCAGGAAAAATTGTCTCAGTTTTCCGAGAATTGAGACAGGGCAATCCGTAGAGTGGTCTGCATGACGACGCCCACCATTATTCCGCAAACCCGATCGGCGAACGATCCGCGCAACATGCCCTCGCTTTCGCGCGAGGCGCAGCTGGTTCCGACCACCTACAACGAAGCCGACAACACCGTCGAGGTCGTGTGGACGACCGGCTCGCGTGTCCGCCGCTATGACTGGTGGACCGACAAGCCGTACGAAGAAGAGTTGGCCGTCACCCCTGAAGCCGTCGACATGACGCGCTTCGAGGCCGGCACCGTTCAGGTGATCGACAACCACCGTATGCAGGGTGGCGTCCAGTCGATCATCGGCATCGCGCTCCGCGGCAGTATCTCCAATGGCGAAGGCCGCGCGACGCTGCGCCTGTCCACGCGCCAAGAGATGGCAGGCATCGTCGCTGACATCAAGGCCGGCATCATCCGCTCGATTTCGTTCGGCTACAACATCACGACCTTCGAGATCACCCGCGCCATCGACCGTACCGACGGCGTGAACATGGACCTGTACCGCGCAGTGCGTTGGCAGCCGTTCGAAATCAGTTTCGTGACCGTGCCGGCCGACGCCGACGCGAGCACGCGCAGCGCGCCGGCCAATGGCCACCCATGCGAATTCATCACCCGGGCGCCCGCCCAATCCGTTCCATCCAACCAGGAAGACAACATGACCATCGCTACCCAGTCGGGCGCCCAGAACCCTGCGCCTACCGCCGCCGTCCGTTCGGCAGCTGACCCAGCACCGGCCCCAGCACCGGCTCCGACGCCAGCTGTGCAACCGCCTGCCGACGACGCTGCCACCCGCGCAGCGCAAGAAGCGGCAACTCGCGCTGCCGACATCACCGAGATGTGCATGCGCCACAATGTGAGCAACCTGGCTGCTGGCCTGATCCGCAGCGGCAACTCGGTCGACCAGGCGCGCAGCGCCGTGCTGGACGAGCTGGCGCGCAACGATGTCGCCCGGGGCGGCCACAACAACGTTCGCATCCAGGTGGTCGGCAGTGAGCACCAGGTGCGCATGGCCGGTGTCGAAGAAGCGATCATGCACCGCATCCATGCCGGCACCAAGCTGACCGACAACGGTCGCCAGTATCGCGGCCTGAGCATCATGGAGCTGGGCCGCGACTTCCTGGAATCGCAAGGCGTGTCGACGCGCGGCATGGACCGCATGCGCCTGGCTACCCAAATCCTGCACTTCCGCTCGGCCGCTCACGGCACCAGCGACTTCGCGACGCTGTTCGCAAACGTCGCGAACAAGCGCATGCGCGATGCCTACGACGAAAACCTCGGCACCTATACCCAGTGGGCGCGCCGCGCACCGAACGCACCCGACTTCAAGAACATCAGCATCGTGCAGCTGTCGGGCGCACCAGACCTGCTCAAGACCAACGAAGCTGGCGAATTCCAGTACGGCAAGATGACCGATGCGGGTGTCTCGTATGCCCTGGTCACCTACGGCCGGATGGTCTCGCTGACCCGCCAGGCCATCATCAACGACGACCTGCGTGCGTTCGAACGCTTGGTGACCGCGTTTGGTGCAAGCTCCAGCCGCCTGGAAAACCGTCTGGTGTACAGCCAGCTGACCGGCAATCCAATGATGGGTGATGGCAAGGAACTGTTCCATCTGGACCACAAGAACATGGCGACTGGCGGCGCCTCGGCTCTGCAGCTGGGCACCCTGAAGGCTGGCCGCACCGCGATGCGCCTGCAGAAAGGCATGCAGGGCGAAGAGCTGAACCTGGCGCCGAACTTCCTGATCGTGCCGGCAGCGCTCGAACAGGACGCATACCAGCTGACCAGCGCGAACTACGTGCCTGCCAAGCAGGGCGATGTGAACGAGTTCCGTGCAGGCGGCCGCACCGCGGTCGAGCCGATTGTCGAGCCAATCCTGGACGGCGTGAGCGACACCGCTTGGTACCTGGCAAGCAACAACAGCCAGGTCGACACCGTCGAATATTGCTACCTGGACGGCGCGGAAGGCCCGGTCATCGAAAGCGAGACCGGCTTCGAAACCGACGGCGTCACCTGGAAGTGCCGCCTGGACTTCGCGGCGAAGGCGGTCGATCACCGCGGCCTGTACCAGGGCGTGGGCAAGTAAGCCGTCGCCACCAGCCATCCATCACAGGGAACAAGAGCATGAAAAACTTCATCCAGCCCGGTCTGACCGTGACCGTCATTGCGCCGGCCAACTTGACCAGCGGCCAGGCCGTCATGGTCGGTGCGCTGTTCGGCGTTGCCACGAACGACGCGCTGCAAGGCGCGCCGGTCGAGATCTGCCGCACCGGCGTCTTCGCGCTAGCCGCGGTTGCCGCCGACACCGGCGCGATCGGCGACAAGGCTTATTGGGATAACACGGCCCGCCGCGTGACCAAGACCGCCACCAACAACACCTTGGTCGGCGCGCTGACTGCGCCGAAGAGCGGCACCGATGGCATTGCCAACGTGCTGCTCGATGGCGCCATCCGCTAACCGATCGCCATGCTTTTCGCCAACCTCGAAGCGGTCGTCAACAGCCAGGTACTGAACCACCTGGCGAACGCTCGCGTATCGATCGCGGACGCTGTGGTGCCGGGCATCTTCCGTAAGCCGGCAGCAGAGGCCTCGCTCGGCGTTGGTATGGAGACGACGGCCCCAACTGTCACCATCGCTTCGAACGCGGTGATGGCCGAGCCGGTCGGCAAGCAGATCGAGATTGGCGTCACGCGCTATGTCATCGGCGACGTTGCTCCCGATGGCACCGGCCTGACCGTTCTGACGCTGGAAGAAGTGCGATGAGAACGTCGTTCTCCAAAGTGGTCACCGCAGTTATCGCGGCGCTGTCGGCGAGTCCGCCTGTTTGCAAGGCGATCTATCGCGCGCGACAAGCGGCGATCCCGACCCAGGACGAGCAAGCCATTGTCGTCCAGTGGGAACAAGCAATGCCGGCAGGCGGCACGCTGCAAGGTGCGCCGATTGACTGGACGACCCGCCTCACTGTCGAGTGCTATGCACGCAGCAACGACCCGAACGACAACGGCGACCAGGCGGTGGATCCGCTGCTTGCCAGCGTCTACGAGCGGCTCGCAGCAGATGCAACGCTGGGCGGGATCGTCAGTGATCTCACCGTCGCTGGTGTCCAGGTCGAGACTGCAGTCGACGGCAACAAGACCGGCTGGGTTCGCATCGTCTACACCGCAGAGCACCGTACTTACAACAACACCTTGGACGGATCATGAAGATCGAAAAAGAAGCAAGCGCGCCTGCCGAGGTGCGTGACATCCCAATGCCACCAGGTGGTGGCTCGTGGCGGTTCGATGAAGCCCGTTGGGAATGGATTGATAACAACCCACAGCCGGCAGCGGCTGCACAACAACATCAGGAGTAAGCGATGCCACGTCGTATCAAGAACACCATCGTGACCGCGAAGATCGAAGCGACCGCTGGCACTGACGCACTGCCTACTGGTGCGGCCAATGCCGTGCTGGTCTCGGACGTCACTATCACCCCGCTCGACGCCCAGTCGATCGACCGCGCGCTCATCCGCGGCTACTTCGGCGGCAGTGAGCAGCTGGTCGGATCGGCGAGCGTGAAGCTGTCGTATTCGGTTGAGTTGGCTGGCTCGGGCACGGCTGCGACGCCGCCGGCCTGGGGCCAGCTGTTGCAAGGGTGCGCCGCCGCCGAAGGAAGTCTGACTTCCCCAGCGCGTGTCGAATACACGCCTGCGTCGACTGGTCTCAAGACGCTGACCCAGTACTACTACGACGACGGCCTGGTGCATAAGCTGTTGGCTTCGATGGGCAACTGCACGTTGTCGGCCAAAGTCGGCGAGCGGCCGATGTTGCGGTTTGAATGGACTGGGCTGAATGGCGGGCGCGTCGTTACCGCAAATCCTACCGGCACGTTCACGCCTTGGAAGAAGCCGGTCGCAATGACCAGGGCCAACGTCATCGACATCAACCTCGGCGCCACGTATGCGGCTGGCGCCCTGACTGGCGGCACGGTATTCAACAGCACCGGCCTTGAACTGAACTTCGGCAATACGGTGAACTTCAGTGCAATGCTGAGCACCGAGCTGGTCGACATCTCGGATCGCCAGTCGACTGCGACCGTGGAAATGGAGCTGACTGCAGCGCAGGAGGCTGCGTTGATGGACAAGGTGGAAGCGAACGAAACGCAAAGCCTCGGCTTCATCATCGGAACCGCCACCGGCAACAAGGTGCTCGTATTTGCGCCGGCTGTCCAGTTGACCAATCCACGCAAATCGGAGCTCAACGGCAATCGCCTGATCGGCTTCGACCTGCGCCTGGTGCCGGTCAACGGCAACGACGAGTGGCGCATCGTTTGCCTGTAACAAAACCATCCAACAACTCAAAGGAATAACGCCATGGCGTTCAAACTCGTAAAGCGTAACAAGATCTCGGTTGCCGTGAAAGGCACTCTGCCTGACGAAGAAGGCAAACCCGTCCACTTCGATTTCAAGCTGCACTGCAAGCGGTTGAGCCAGGACGAAATCGATAGCGCCATTAAGAGCCGCACAGGCGAAATCAAGGGCTTCATCCGCGAAGTAGCCCAGGGCTGGGAAGGGGTGCTCGATGAAGTCGGCGCACAAGTGCCGTTCTCGGAAGAGATCCTGGACGAGATGATCAACGAGCCGGGAATCCCAGTGATGATCATGCAGGCGTATCTGGAACAGGTATCGGCCACCGCAAAAAACTAACCGAGGTCGTGCGCCTGCTGGCGCGCGGCCAAATTGAGTTTGGAAATGATGAGCCGGAAGAAGTTGAAAGTTTGAACGATGGGTTAGCCGCTTTCGGGTTGCTGCCCGAAGGTGGCATGGTTCTTGAGCAGGAAGAGTATTGGCTGTGGCCGGAGAACGATGAAGCCTTCGGCATGTGGCTCGCGATCCAGACGCAGTGGAACGCGGGCATGGCCGGGGCAACTGGCTTGAATTATCCAGGTGTCGAAGTCTGTTTGCGGATGCGCGGCCTGAAGAAGAAAAGCCGCCGCCACATGTTCCGCCTCATCCAGATGATGGAACGCGCTTGCCTTGAAGAGTGGGCCGAAAAACGGAAAAGCTAAGGGAGCAAGAATATGGCATTACCGCGCGCACTAATTGAAATGGTGGTTGATGGTGCGGCAGAAAGTCGCCGTCGTATCGAGACAGTCGGCGATGCCCTGAGGCGAATGAACAACGAGTCGCTGCAGCGCATTTCGAGCCAGATCGGCGACGTCACTGATCGCTACTCGAACCTTCAATCGACCATCGGCGGCATTGCGGGATTCGCCATTGCTGGGGTTTCGCTGGCTACGCTCGGGTCCAAGATCGGCGACGTGCTCGGTTCCATGGGCGAGCTGGACGATCTGTCACAGAAAATCGGCAGCAGTGTCGAGAGCCTGTCCAAAATTCAAAAAGTGACAAAAGCGTTTGGCGTTGACTTTGCTGGCAGTGTAGATCCTGCCTTGGTGAAGTTGGCGAAGGGCCTGACCACCGTCGATGATAAATCTAGCAAGACAGCGAAAGCGTTGGCGGCGCTTGGCGTGTCGGCCAACACAATGAGTGACCCGAGCGAGGTGCTGATTGAAGTCGCGAAGAACCTCCAGCGGTACGAGGATGGCGCAGCCAAGGCTGCGGTGGTGTCTGACCTGTTCGGTAAGTCCGCTGCAGATTTGCTGCCGTTCTTTAATGACCTGGCTGAAACCGTTGATGACTTTTCTACTGTGTCGGCTGATGCAGTCGGGCAGGCCGCTGCGCTGCAAGACAAGTTCGGCATGCTGGGTGTTCGTACTGACGAGATATTCACTGCCATTACGGTCGCAGCTTTGCCTGCATTTTCTAATCTTACAGACGGCTTTTCCGATGTCTTGAAAGCGGAAGATGGCCTTGTTGATAGCGGTGAAATAGCCGGCTGGGCTGACGATCTTGGCCTTGGATTTTCAAGAGTTGCGGATGTTGCCGTGCTGTTGCCGCGCATCTTCTCTGCCGTTTCTAGCAGCTTCAAAGTTGTTGCTGCTGACGTCTCTTTGATATGGGCTGCAACCCCAGCGAACATGGCGGTTAAGTATGCACGAGGTGGATCTCCTCTCGAGGACTTGAAGCGTGCTGCCGCCGAGAGAAACGGCATTCTCGAAGAAGCCAATAAAAAATATGATGATCTGTGGAACAAGCCTGCCGATCAATTCGAGCAGGCATACATTAGGCGACGCCGCGGCAGTGATGCAGCTGCGGTAGGAACGCCGGCTTCCGGCAAGGGCCAACTCAATTATTCGTCCAGCGGCGATGATAGCGCGAACGATGCGAAGCGCACTGCCGATGCCTACAGCAACTTGACGGCCGCCATCCAGGCAAAGATCACCGCATCCAAACTTGAGCTCGGCACCGGCGTAGCGTTGGAGCCGAGTCAACAAGAGCAGCTCAAGCTGACCGAGCAGCTGGCCGGCCTCAAGGGTAAGCTGACGCCGATCCAGCAAGCGAACGCTGAAAGCATGATCAAGGAGCACGTCACCCTGCTCGAAGTGATTGAGTCGAACAAGCGTGCCGCCGAAGGCCTGGAATCGTACAACAAGGTCCGCGCCCAATACGAGACCAGCGCCGCCAAGGTCATCGAAGATGCAATGACGGAAGCGACCCGGAACGAGCAGCTCGCGCTCACCTATGGAAAGACGCGTGGTGCGATCGAGGCGGAGGAGCTGGCTCGGCTAGAAAACCAGCTGGCGCAGCGTGCGTCTACCGGACTCACGCTCGATGAGATCACCAACCTGGAAAAGCTGATCGCCGCGAAGAAGCGCAACGCGACTGCGCTCGGCCAGATCGACACGATGGAAGCCGGCAAGAAGGCAGCTGAAAGCCTGGACGAATTCCTCGATCCGGCCAAGGCGCAGTCGTTCGGCGAGGCCCTGCGTGAATCGTTGGGCGGTGCCGGCACCGCGCTTTCCGCATTGTCGGCGACGTTCGACGGCTTTACCAAGCGTCAGGCCGAGTTCGACAAGCAACGCGAAAATGCCAAGCTCGCGCTTAACTCCGGCCAAAAGACCGAGATGCAGTACATGCAGGACATGGCGCGCCTGAGCGAGACGGAAACCAAGAACCGCCTGTCCGGTTATGGCGACATGGCAGGTGCCGCAGCCGGTTTCTTCGGCGAGCAGAGCCGTGGTTACCAGACGCTGATGACCGTGTCGAAAGTGTTCCACGCAGCCGAGCTGGCCATGACGCTGGCCGAGTTGGTGCCGAAGGGTATCAGCGCGGTGTTGAGTCAGGGCTCGGGCGACCCGTACACGGCCTTCGGACGCATGGCAGCAATGGCTGCGATTGTCGCCGGCCTGGGCGTTGCCATCGGTAGCGTGTCGGGCAGCAGTGTGAGCGTATCGGAGGCGCGCCAGAAGAAGCAGGGCACCGGTTCCGTGCTCGGGTCCGATGAGAAATCGGATTCGATCGCCAACTCGCTGTCGCTGATCGAGAGCTCGACTTCGAAGAGCTTGAACATCAGCAACGGCATGCTGACCTCGCTGCGCAACATCGAGGCCGGTATCGGGCAATTCGCCTCGCTACTGGTGCGCACCACTGGCGTGTCGGGTGAGTTCGGATCGGAGTTCGCAACCAAGGGCAGCGCTGCCAAGTTCGGCCAGTCCACAGTGGGCGTCCTTGCTACGGGTGGCATCATTGGCCTGGCACTAGACAAGCTGACCGGCGGCTGGGTCGGCAAGATCACTGGGTCAGTGATGAACTCGATTTTCGGCGGCAAGCAAACCGTCGAAGATACCGGCTTCACGATGGGGCGCGCCAACTTCGGCAGCATCCTCACCGGGGGTGTGGCGGCGTCGCAATACGCGGACATCAAAAAGGACGGCGGCTGGTTCAGCAGCGATAAGCGCCGCACGCAGCTGGAAGGAATCGGCACCGAAGGCAATCGCCAAATCGGCACCATTCTGACGTCGCTGTACGACACGGTGTTCGAGGCCGGCAAGTTACTCGGGATCAGTGGCGACGCCTTTTCGACGCAGCTGAACAGCTTCGTTGTCGACATCGGCAAGATCAGCCTGAAGGACAAGACCGGTGAGCAGATCCAGGAGGAGTTGTCTGCCGTCTTCTCGAAGGTCGGTGACGACCTGGCAAGCTTCGGCGTGGCCGGCATCACCCAGTTCCAGAAAGTGGGCGAGGGCGCGCTGGAGACGCTGGCACGCGTGGCGACGAATTACGCCAGCCTTGATGCGGTGCTGGGCAGCCTCGGCAAAACGTTTGGCGCCACCGGCATTGCCAGTATCGCTGCGCGGGAAGACCTGCTGACGATGGTTGGCGGGATCGATGAGCTGGCCAGCAAGACGTCGTCCTTCGCCGAAAACTTCTTGACCGAGGCGGAGCGCCTGGCGCCGGTGCAAAAGTACGTGACCGAGCAGCTGGCCCTGATGGGCAAGTCAGACCTGCGCTCGCGTGATTCGTTCAAGCAGTACGTGTTGGGCCTGGACCTGACCAATGCTGCTCAGCGCGCGCAGTACAGCGCACTGATGAATCTGCAGGAAGAGTTTGCGCAGCTCTACCCGGAAATCGAAAACGGCACGAAGTCGATCGCGGATGCGAAAACGGCCCTGGCCGACGCCTACAACGCCGAGAACGACGCGATCAGTTCGACGATCGACCGGCTCACGTCGTTCGCCTCGAGCCTGAAGAACATTCGCGAGAGTGCGCTTTTGGGAGGCCTGTCGCCACTGTCGCCGCAGCAGAAATACGTTGAGGCGAAGGCGCAGTATGAAGCGGTGCTGGCGGCTGCGCGCGGCGGCGATGCAGATGCGCAGTCGAACTATCAGGCTGCCTTCAACTCGTTCCTGACTGCGAGCCGCGCGGTGTTCGCGAGCAGCGGCCAGTACCAATACGATTTCGACTACGCGCAGGCTTCGACGGCTGAGGCAGAGCGTTGGGCGAATGCACAGGTCGATGTCGGCAAGGCGCAGCTGGACGTGCTGAAGCTGTCGGTGTCCGGGCTGATCGACATCAACAAGTCGGTGCTGTCGGTGCGCGATGCGATCGCGCAGCACTACGTGGCGGAGGGCAAGACACCTCCGGATCTGGCGCCGGCTGCGCCGGTGATTTCCATGCCGACGCCGGTGATGTACGCCAGCTATGGGGCGGACAACACCACTGCGCTGGTGGCCGAGGTCAAGAGGCTGAACGGGCTTGTTGAGAAACTCACCGCCGATCAGAACAAGCAAACCGGCGACATGATCAAAGCGAGCGCGGCAGCAGCCAAAGAGTCAGCTGAATTCATCGCTAATGCAGCCGCCGGCGCGGTGAAGTCGGCCGCCTATTCAGAACAAAGGGTACACCCGCAATGAATGATGCTCAGTTCCTGGCCTGGCTGCAAAGCTCGGCCGCTTATCGTGTCGTCCTGATCGAGGCGACGGCGCTGGTGAATGGCGTGGAAACCATGGTCTACATGGCGACCAAGCCCTACACCACGTCGCCGTCAGACATTCCGGCCAACACGCAATATCTTCCGATCGCCACCGTCGGCGCGCTGTTCACCGAACGGCTGTCGCTGGAGGGGGATGGCGCGCTGTCCGCTGGCGATCTTGAAATCGAGAACGTCGGCGGCGCGCGCGATGATTGGGCAGGCCCCGGCTTCGTTTGGGCAAACCGTCCGATCCGTGCCTACATCGGTGACCTGCGGTGGCCGCGCGCCGATTTCCAGATGATCTTCAATGGGATCATCGCCGATATCGCGCCGCGCGGACGCCAGGCGCTGGTGCTCAAGCTGCGCGACAAGCTGCAGCGCCTGAACACGGCGATCAGCGAAGCGAAGCTGGGCGGGCAGGGGGAGCAGCGGGATTCGCTGCTGCCGATCGCGCTGGGCCAGGTGTTCAACGTGTCGCCGCTGCTGGCGAACGCCGCGATCCTCAAGTACCAGGTGCACGCCGGGCCGATCGCCCAGATCATCGAGGTCCGTGACAACGGCGCACCGGTGGCGTTCACCGCCGATCTGGCGGCCGGCACCTTCCAGCTGAGCGCCGCGCCGGCTGGCGTGGTGACCGCATCGGTGCGCGGCCATGCCGCCGGCGGCTACGTCGACACCGCGGCGCAGCTGGTCAAGCGGCTGGCGACAGGCTATGGCAAACCGGCGGACCGGCTCACCGATGCCGACATCGACCTGGCGAACTTCGCGGCATTCGACGCCGCGCACCCGCAGCCGATGGGACTGCATTCGACCGATCGGCAAAACGTGCTTGTGGCATGCCAGGCCCTACTCGGCAGCCTGGGTGCTCAGCTCGTGATGTCGCGCCTGGGCGTCGCGCGATTGATCCAGGTCGCTCTGCCGGGAACTGGCGCGCCGGCGGTGATCCGGCCCGAGCACATGGTGAGCGAACTGGACCCCACCGGGCGCACCGACGTGCTCGGCGCGGTGAAGCTCGGCTTCGCGAAAAGCTGGACCGCGCAGGATGCCGGCACGCTGGCCAACCTGCCCGAGGTGCACAAGGCGCTCTTCGTGGAAGAGTGGTTGACCACCACCAGGACCGACGCGGCGACGCTGGCGACTTACCGGCTCAACGCCGAGCCGGTGCAGGTCGACACCATGCTGATCACCCGCGCCGACGCCGACGCCGAGGCGCAGCGCCGGCTCGACCTGTGGAAGATGCCGCGCACGACCTACGAGTTCGAAGGCGTGCCGGAACTGCTGCAGCTCGAGTTGGGCCAGGCGGTCACCGTCTACAGCCCGCGCTTCGGCATGGCCGGCGGCGGCGCCGGCATCGTTATTTCATTGGCGCCCGACTGGAACACCGGGCGCGTCAAAGTAGGGTTTCTCGTATGAGCGAAGTGCTAAACGACCGTGACGCCATCCTGCAGGCCGCCGCGGTCCGGATCGTCAACCCGAAGAACGCATCGATCCTGCTGAACGCGGTGCCGGCGATGTTCCACCTTAACGCCGCCGGCGCGCCGGACGTTCCGG